ACTGTGCTATCGATTGCAGTTCCTAAAGATCGGATCGCTGCTGCACCATCTTTGACCAGCGCGGTATCGTCTGGAGTGCTCCAGCTGTAATTAGTAGTAGTTGCCATTTTATCCTTTTCCTATGCGACTATTGTAGCGTATTCCCAAGTAAGAGTTGTGCTTAAAGTGTTCCAACGCTCGGTAATTGGTGTGGTATTCCAACGCATCGCCACTTGGCTAAACTCAACAGGCGAAACATTGATTGTCAAAAATAGTTCATTAAATCTCGTGCTCCATGACCAGCCTTCAACATAACCCTCAAACTCGCCATTGGATATTTGAGTTGGCAGGTTTTTGATATTGACTGGCATTCCCATAAATACACCCAGCAAATCATCACGATCAACGTTGTCGATTTCAGGGTTAGTTATTGGAAAGGTTATGGATTGAAATGATGGTCTTGGATAAGCTCTTTGGGCAATATAGCGATCAGCAATTGCTTGGGCATCGACAGCTCCATGAATCCTAGAATTGATAGTTTCGGCTTTGTAGCCATATAGGGCAATTGATGCGGCATCACTAGCTGTTTTTTGTGATCCATAATTGTTGCCATAATTTATGTATATGTCATTTCTAACATCTGCTGAACGCATAACAGTTGAAAGGCCAGCACCTAAAGCATGGTCAGCATCTAATTCAACATAACCATTGGTAAGCAAATAGTTTTGTCTGTGGTCTGCATCGGCATAGCCAATGTTTCCAGCATTATCCTCATAAATATAACCAAATGCAGAATTAGCAATATCTGAAACAATGTTGTAAATCGTATCGACTGTGCTTGGTTGGTGTTGCATTGTGTAAAGACCCGGCTGATCTATTTCGCCTAATCCTAAATTAACTGCATTTGCCCAAGTTTCTGTTGCATTATAAGTTGCCCATTGTGTAGCTGCTGGCACATCATTCCAAGTTCCAAGTAATACGCTTGATAAAATGTCATAGATTTGGTTGCCATCCTCGTCTTGCGGAATGTTGTCATCCCAAATTTCTTTGGTTAATTTAGCAAGTGAACCCATCGCCAATAATGTGTATTCAATAACTGTGGCTGCTGCACCAGTATTTTTGACTTGAACTGTTACATCCGTAAGATCGCCACCAAATAAACTTACATACGTATTTGAACTATCTTTGACTTGTAAATCTAAACTGTCATTTATGTCAAAAGGTAATGTTTGCCCATTCAATGCAACTAAGGTTATTTGACAATATGATGGAAGCGGTTGCTGATAAATGTCTGATCTGCCAGCCTGATGCTGAACATCAGAAATAGCGATATTAGTGTAATCAACACCACCGACAGTTAATTTCCAGTCAGGCGTAAAATCTGACATTATCTATCCCTAAGCGCGGTTACGCTTCTTGCAGCCTGACTATTCAATTGATTTGCAACAGCTCTAGCAGTTCCCTCAGGATCTATTGCACCTGATACATTGATAATTATGTTTGGATTTGCTGCTAATGTATTGCCTTGTTTTTCTAGCACTCTAAATTGTGCTTCTAAAGCATCAAATTGTCTTTGTGCAGCTGACTTACTTATTCCACCTGTTGCAACTTGGAATGTCAAATCTGTAAATTGATCTTGGACTTTTAATAATTTATCTGCCAAATCTTTAAGGCTAGTTGCGCCAGCAGTTCCACCAACTCCACCTGCACCGCCACCACCTGCACCGCTACCACCTGATCCAGTAAAGCCACCGGCTGCACCACCACCACTAAATCCACCAGCCCCAGCCCCTGCCCCTGCTCCTAATCCACTTAATTGACTAAAGCCACCACCACTAAACCCGCCAGGAGATCCAATTTTATTTAATTCTTGAATATCTGATCCGACACGAACAAGGTTTAATCCTCTAATGACTAAGTTGATTGCATCAATAACAAAATTCAAAACTGGGGTTATTGCACCAACAATTTTACCAAATGCATCAATAATGGCTGATGCCGCTTTAGCACCTACATCTAACAAAAATGTAAATATCTTAGACACAATTGGGAAAACGACAGTTGTTAAGATTTGACCAAATTCCTCAAATGATTCTCTGTTTCTTTCAATAGCAGAGCGTATTACATCCCATGCTGCTTTGAATTTATCAACTATTGGTGTGCCATATTCAAATATGTAACCAATCAATCTTTCAATAATAGGCAATAAAAATGTTCCAACACTTTCCTTTGCTTCATCAAATGCAACTTTTAATCTATCAATTCTGCCTTGAAAAGTTTCTGCATTACGAGATGCTGCGCCACCATATAAATCAGATAACTTCGTTTGAATTTCAGTAAATGATAAAGTGGATAATTCAGCCTTTGATAAACCAACGCCTAATCTGCCAAGTGAAGTGGTATTGCCATCTTGAGCACGACCTAATGCATTAACAACAGTTTCTAAATCTTTACCTGAACCCTGACTAATATCTAAAGCTAGGGTTAATAACTTTTGAGCCTCAGTTGTGTTTTTTGTAGATACGGCTAATCTCTGAAATGCTGGTCTGAGTTGGTCATCTGCTATTCCAACCGCTAATGAAGTCTTGCTTATGTAATCCTCAGTTGCCTGTATTTGGCCATCTGTTGCGCCTGTGGCAGTCCTTAAGGCAGCAGCTAACCTTAACTGTGCCTGCTCATCCTCAATGGCGGCTTTGACCCCATCAATGGCTAATTTGCCGGCATAGGCAACGGCAGCAGCAGCAGCTATGGCAAATGCAGCTCCGGCCTTTTTTCCAAACTCTGAAATCTTGCTTGAATTGGTTTCGACTACCTTATCGGCTTCGCCTAATTTCTTTTTAAGATCATCGACATCGGCAAGGATCGAGAGTTTAAGTGTGCGATTACCGGTTGCCATTAGACCCATTCCTTAATAATGCGATTAAAACTTTCTTCCCATTTATTAATCAATTCAGGCTGAATTCTGCGAAGGGTTGGATAAATGAACCATCCACGAGATCCACGACCTGACCGCCCAGAATATGCAGGGAACTGTTTGAATTTATTTGAACCAAACTCAACGCCACCCCATAAGGTTTGTGTAGTAGCACCACCTGAAAATTTTTGGCGTGCGAATCCATAACTGAATTCACCGATCTTGCTCGATTTACTGATGCTAACGCCATCCGCGACTCTTTGCGCAACCTTGCCAGATTTTGTTCGAGTTGAAGCTGCTTGTTTAATCTCCTGAGATGCAAAATACGCCAGAGCAGCAGATTGACGGCGTGCTTCATCTGTTGCTTGTTCATCCATAAGTTTGAACGCTTTGTAAATATCGCGCAGATCTTTTTTGTTATAGGCGATTGTTTCATTTGCCATTCCTCTGCTCCAATATCTCTATAGCGGTGTATATGTCGTCTGCATCAACCCATTCACTCATTGGAATCTGTGTGGCTATCGCCAACTGAATCAATAAACGATTTAGGCTTCCTGCTGGGTGGCTTTTGGGTTTGCATCACCGACTATTACATCTGCAACAGTTTCGCTCCATACATCATAAGATTTAACTGGCTTTCCAGCAGCTTCTCTTTTGTGTGCATGATAGGCCAAAAACATTAAATCAGATATGCCCATTTTTTCTTGGGCTTGGCTGATTGTAACGCCTCGATCTCGTTCCCATTTTGCCCACTCAGGCGGTTGGGCTACATAAGTGGCTTGCTCGCCTGAGGTGTATTCAATTGTAATTGGTAACTTCATTAGTGCTCCCGTTTCTAATTATTAAGCGAAGTTTTCTGCTGGCACTCCAATAACTTGGAATGTTAAAGATACAGTCTGTGCATCATTTCCTGCACCACCGGCTGATGGCCATGATGGTAGCACTTGGAATGTAAATACTGCTCCAGATGCAGCTGTAAATACTGTGTTAATTCCTGTGTTTGGTGCTGTCTCTGTTACACCCCATAGAATCTCACATAGAGATCCTGAAACTCCCCAGTCTGCCAACATTTCAACAGCTAGTGTGAAATCATTGTCAATAACTTTATAGGCTTTGCCGTCTAAAGTTTCGTAAGTTTGGCGGTTGGTAGTTCCGGTTAGGACTGCGCTTGTTGCTTGAGCATCGAAAGTGTTACCACCGATTGTGAAGGTAACATCTCTGCCCGTAATTACTGTGGTAGGCACTTTGACTCCTTAGATTGTTTGTTCGTAGTAGGTTGAAACTCTTATATCAGAAATCAACATTGTTGATGATCCAATAGTGGTTACAGTTGGTCTTTCGACCTCTCCGACAATATATCCATTTGGGATAACTGCCAGAATGCTCATGATTAATTGCTCGATGTTATCGAGTGATGCTGGATTACTATTGTAAGCAACTACAGCTGTGATGGTCATATTAATTCTAGTTCTTATTCGGCTTTTACCGATTGTTTCAATTTCAAGATATGGTGAATCCGGAACGCACACAACTGCTGGAGGAATTACCGACTCAGGAACGAATGCGTAAACATTTCCAGCCACGCCTGCTAATGCAGTTGCAAGAGGTTGTCTAACCGATGAAAGAATTGTGGATGGTGGCATTATTGAGCCATGCTATCTGTGTCCATATATGAACCTAATAATCCAACACATTTATTGAATAGTGATCTACCCATTCTAAAAGGTGTGGCTGTAAAATCAACGCCTTCAATTTGTCCACCACCGGCAAGTCTTGCTTGGAAAACCTCTACTGAGACTGTGTAAACGGCTGACTGAACAGCTGCGTTTCCAACATAAGTTGATGCTCCAGATAAAGTGGCAACTCCACTTGGAATAACATTTGCTTCATTGATGTCGGCGTTTGTGATTGCAGCCGAGAAGGTATATGCGCCAAGATTGTCTGCAAGTATTGTTCTTGTTCCGTTATATGGTGATCCGCATCCTGTGATGACAACTGATTGTCCTTCGGTAAATTCATGAATTCCTAGTGTAGTGAAAGTGGCGACATTGTCAGTCAGCGACACTTTTTGGATTGGACTTTTAAATGTAACCAACATTGGCAAAATAACTGTTTCTGCGGTGTCAATAATTTGATCTAAATATGCATCATTGTAAAGAGAGGAACTCACACCCAATACGGAACGCAGATTCGCTGCGGTAATAATTGAAGGCATAAATTCCTCTCTCTAATCTCCCTTAATGGATGCCTAGGATCGGGAGCAACCCTAGGCACTCAGTTAATTGCTATTAAGCGTTATCGTTAGCTGTGTATCCACCTGGTAACTTAGGTGCAACAGCTGCATAACCATAATATCCAACTTGAATTTGACCAGTTGAAATTAGGTTAGTTTGTAGTGATAAGCGTGGGCTCTCATAGAATGTTAGAGCATCTGGGTTGATTACATAGATTGATCCATCGCCTGTTCCTGAAAGTGAGCGAGAAACATATAGATCAAGTCCTGCAACATTTCCGCGAGTTGATGATGGAGAAAGTGCTCCAGCAGCATTCATTGGATTTGAAGCAATGTAGATTGGGCGACCAGCATCGTTTAAGCCCATGATTTCTGCCCATACATCTGGTGATACAGCAACATTTCTAGCAAATCCTAGAGATCCTGTGTAAACATTCTTTGCAGCATTTGCGAAAAATGCTAGGTAGTTAGCAGCAGTTGCGCCAGCCTTAGCTGTTGCAGCAGTTGCAGTTGCAGATGCGCGTGATACTGCATAAGCATCAGTTGCTTTTGCGTAAGCAAATTCCATCTGGCGAACTAACTCAGTAAAGAATAATGGAGAACTGCGATCAATTAGCTCTAGAGATATGGTCTGTTGGCCACTAAACTTTTTGACATCCACTGAAATGAACGCGGTCGCTTGATCAGTTTCTGATGGTGTGCCTTCCTCATTTGTTAATGCAACAGTTGGTGCTGTGTTAATGCGAGGCAATTCAAAAGTCATTCCTGAGGCAGGTAATGTTTCTTTTGATAACGCATCAATAAATCCTCTGTCAGCGTTTGAAACTCCGTTGATTAGAGTTGTGCTTTGTGGTGTTGGAATAAAGCCAGCGTTGTCTGTTGTGTTATCTGCGAACGCAACGAACTGACGGCTCTCATCTGATCCTAGTGTTGCACGAATTGAGTGCTCTAGGTATGTTGCCTTTGAATTAATTGGTGAGCGTGGCTTTGTATAAGCAACTGGTTGAGTTGCTGTTAATGCCACAGGCTCTGATTTTGCAGCTTCTACCGCTTCGGTGGCGATAGGAGCTTCTGATGTTATATCAGACACTTTTTCCTCCTGTGTTGTTGTTTCCTCAGCGGTTGCTTCGGAATTCTCTGTTGGTGTTTCTGTTGCTGCGACATCGGCAACTCTTGCGCTATCAATTGCAGGATCGGTTACTAAACTAACCTCGATTAACTTGGCTGCACTTATTGACATAACGCCATCTTTGTTTTTCCAATCATCAACCATAACTCCAACGCTAAATCCATCGCGTAGGCCTTCGGCTGCTTCCAATAAAGAATCATCGCCAGCAATAGTTCCGGCAATCTTAAATGTTGCTTCGATACCAGCATCATCAGCTGTAATATCCATTAATTTACCAATTGGTCGTGTGCGGTCATGCTCTAGTAATAATTTAACTGGCTTTGAAAAATCAATTGATCCTTTTTCAAATACTGTTGCTCCAGCGCTAGTATTTCCACGCTCGCCCCAAGTTACAATTGTTCCTGAGATTGTGCGCTTACGATTATCGGCTGCGGTTAGTGTTACTGGGAAATTAATCTTCATCGGATTAAGTCCTCCTCCTCTTGGATTTGCTCAACGCTCATCGCGCCAATGCGGTTTAGTATTTCGTAAACTTGCGCACGCTCTAATGCTGAGCCACGCAAAAAGTCATCAATATCAAATCGAACTTCAACGCCATTTGGCACAAAATCGGCAGCAGAAAGTCTTTGTTCTAAGGGTGTTATTATATTTCTCAAACTGAAATCGATGAGAGCTTTTCTCTCCATAACAGTCGTGCTATATGTCATGCTCGTAGTTTCAGCAGAAACAAAACTGGCCGGAATACCTACGGCTCTTGCCAATTCCAAACTAACATACATTCTGGCTTCATTTAATTGTAATTTAGCAGGATCAAATCCTAGCGCAGTTAATTCAACATCAGCATTTAAGAATGCAGTTGCTCTAGTTGATCTTGCTGTTTTCCATGACTCTAATAATTTTGTAATACGCTCTGGAGTTAAATTTGTTCCATTTGATTTTAACACCATTGTAGGAACTGGCTCTTTAGCATATAACTCTGCTGCTTTTTCTAATTCTAATGCAGCTCTAATTGTGCGACCTGCTCTATTTAATACACCTTCATCAAGTCCGCTGAATACGATAATACTTCCTACACCACTTACAGGAATATCAAGTCCATCAATTTGGTAGGCAGTGATTTCTGTTGAATTTGAATTTAATGTATATGAAACTCTATTTGGTGCGACTCTTGTCCATGAACGAATGCGAGCACCATCTGAACTTGAATACTGATCTAGGACAACTCCATAAGCGTTTCCTGTAAAAAGTAAATCCTCCGCTAACCAAGCGTAGATTGCTGATCCTGCAATTCTTGGATCTGGTTGCATAATTACGCGCTGTGGTCGTAAATGCTCTTTAGTAAAATGATTGTAAGTTTCTAAAGGTAATGATCCAATTGTTGAGCAAATGATATTTCTTGCTCTTGCTAATGATGGAACTGACATTGCTTGTTCACGAGTAGCAGTTGCAGCTCCGTAAAATAATGAAGCAGCGGATTGTTGAACATTGTAAGGAACATTGCCAGCAGAAACATCTGTTTGAATTGCTGGTGTTTGATTTGTTAAAAATCTATCGAATAATCCCATTAGCATATAATATACCATAAAGTCAATATATTATGCTATTTGAATGTCAACTTCACTTTCTACCTGTGTTGCAAAATATGAAGCTAAAGCAGATGCCACAGCTGCACAAACTGCGACTCTACTTGCACGCCTTCCGATAATCCATGACCCATCCCCATAGGGCAGTTTCGCAGCGGAAAGTGTTTGTTGAGTCAGTTCGTCTTGACCCCCGTGCTGTAATCGATGGGAATTGATTGCGCCTAACCACCGATCACATGATTCAGCATATATCGCCCCATCCATATCTGTAATGGGAATTCCAGCAGGAACTAACCGACTTGCGACGGCTTGTGCAGTCCTTTTGGAATAAGCGACAGTCTGAACATTATATTTTCTTACATACGGCGCAATATCGTTTGCAACCGCTAAATCATTAATTGAATAATCATTTGACCATGTATGAAGTAAAACTAAATTAAATTTTTCTCCTGGCAATTTCTGAGTTGCTACTAAAGCACCAAATTTACGATCTGGACTTAAATCTAATCCAAACCAAGTTTCTTTGTCAGGGTCTAATGGTATTGGGTCGGTCTGGCATAAATTCCATTTTTGAACATCAATAGCTGAATTTATTGTATCGACCCACAAACACAATACCTCAGTTTTTACAATATCTGGTGGATCATTAATAACTGCTTTTAAGTTATCTGGATGAATTGTTGTTCCAAGCGACGGATTGGCTTGAGCGAATGCTGGCCAATTGATTTCACCCGACGGAAGGGTAATTGGCGAATCAGGTTCGGCACTCCACTCAAACCAACCTATCGTGTCTAAAGGATTTGTGCTGGCTGCTAATGCACGCTCCCTTAGTTTATTAAGGATCACAGAATGCTGATCTCCAGCATTACTGTAAATCCAAACCTGCGGATTTTTAGAACTCATCATGGTGTAACGCATTGATGACCAAGCATCCTCATCTTTATATTCTCTTAACTCATCAAGATGGATTGTTGATGGTGCGGAAATACCTCTTGAAGCATTGTTGGCTGCTTTTACCACAAACCTGCGACCACCCTTTAATTCCATTTCCTCTGCGCCATGTTGCCATCTAATCTTTTTTACTTCACTTGCTAACTTGTCATTACTCTCAATAAGGGAAACCATTTGTCTAAATGTTTCAAGCGAGGTAGTTAATCTATGAGCAGAGGATAGCTGTAGGTTTTCTCCCCAGACATACATGCCGGTCAGGATACGCAACATCATAAATGTGGACTTACCATTTTGGCGTGCGATCAAAAGTCCAGCCTCAGAATGATGCCAGCGACCATCTGGCTTGACCTTATGGCCATGAATAGCCACGAACTTTTGCCAATCCATTAATGGGATACCAATCTCAGCTGCAAAGTCGATCATTTCTTGACCTTTTGATGGTAAATCATTCAAAGGAGAGTGAATACGCGGTGTTTTCACACCTCCTAAATCCGATTGAGCCTGAATCGAATCGATCAATTCTTTTTCAAAGTTTTTCAAAGCGATCCAGCCTGATCGTGGGCGATCGAGGTGTTTTGTGGGTTAGAAAAGGAACGGGGGGTCGGTGGTGTTCTCTTGCTCACAAAAAACCGCCCACCCTTCGATAAATTACATCTACGACAACTTGCAACTAAATTATCATCACTATCTAATCCGCCTAAGCGTCTAGGTATTACATGATCTACTGTATTAGCTTCTTG